CAACTATAAAGACACTATTTTTAGACTTAGCCGTAAATGTAATAGGATATATTGAGAAGATAGCTCAAGGAATCGAGAATCTGTTAAATAAGATACCAGGTGTTAATGTTAGTATCACAGACAGCATTACTAAACTAAAAGATAAGTTAGCAGCTAGATCCTCAGAGATTAAGACTGAGGCAGATCTAAAAACTTATGTTCAATCCAAAGAATTCATGGATTTTTCAGAAGGCTGGACAAAGGGTAGTACTTTTGGCAAAAACTTATACTCGAATATAAGTGATAAGTTAGGAAGCTTAACTGATGCAGTAAATAGATTAGGAACCGGATTTGACTTGAACAAGTTTGGCACAAGTAATAATCCTCTGAATGTTACATCTAAAGATAAGCTCAAAGTAGATATGTCAGATGAAGACTTAAAGTATCTCAGAGATATCGCAGAAAGAGAATACATTGCCAAATTCAGCTCCGCAACGCTTGCACCTAACATCAGTATATCCTTTGGAGATGTACACGAAACAGCGGATGCCAATAAGATAGCGGGAAGAATTAGAAAAATACTCCAAGAAGAAATAGCTATGGCAGCAGAAGGGAGTTATGCTTAATGAGTTACGCAGTATTTTTTGATAAAGATGGTGTGACATGCCGGCTGCCTGTTAATCCTGAGCAAATAGAAACATCTAGTGTACAAGCTATAGAAAAATATGAAATACTAAAGCTTGGCCAAATTGCTGTTCCTACTTATATGGAGTTAATCGAATATTCTTTTGAGTGCGAATTGCCGCATCAACCACTACACTATGTAGAAACTGCTGGAGAATTTAAAAAAGCTGATTTTTACCTGAATCTTTTTAAAACATGGAGAGAAAAGAAAGAACCGGTTAGATTCATTACTAGAAATAATGATAATAATGACATAAATACTTTAGTATTAATTGAGGAACTGACTATTACTGAGAAAGCGGGAGAAGAAGGGGACAAATACGTATCTTTTCGCTTGCTGGAATACAAGCCTTACGGTAAAAAAGAAGCTGCAACGCCTTCCGGTAATACTATAATAGTCAAAAAAGAAGAACCAGTTCCCGCCGTATCGCCAAAAGCCAATAAATATCATATAGTGCAATCAGGAGACACCCTTTGGGCTATAGCCAAAAAATATTACGGGAATGGAGCTCAATATACTAAAATATTCAATGCTAACAAAGACAAAATCAAAAATCCGAACCTTATATATCCCGGTCAAAAGCTGGTGATTCCAACATGAATATGGAGTTTTTGGTTGAAGTTGATGGAAAAGTATACGAGATAAGCGAGCTTGTGAAATCTGTTTCATTTACTGATAAGCTGAATGACGGATGTAGCAAGCTTGAATTTTCTTATATAGGTAATGATTTAAAGATACAAAACGGTAGTGTAGTTAGGTTTAGATACGATGATGCGAATATCTTTTATGGCTATGTTTTTAGGCACGGCCAAAATAAAGCTAAAGAGGTCACGGTAACTGCTTATGATCAGTTAAGATATTGCAAAGCCAAAGATGTAATTGTGGTCAAAAACGGTGAAACACTTACAAACCTTGTAAATAAAATGTGCAATTATTTCAGTTTGAATAAGGGATATATCGCTAAGACTGGATATGCTCTCCCGACCACCATCCATGATGATAAAACATGGTTAGATATCATCTACACTGCAATAAGTGATACACTCATGAATACGGGTAAGTGGTATTGTTTAAGGGATGAGTTTGGTAGTATAGCCATAAGAGATTTAGAGGAATTGCAATTAAACTTGGTACTAGGCGATGAAAGCTTAGCTTATGATTATGAATACGAAAAATCTATTGATGATGAGACATATAATCAGGTCAAAGTGTCAATTCCTAATGAAAAAACAGGTATGTATGATTCATATGTGGTTAAAGATAGCGAATCAATTAGCAAGTTTGGTTTATTACAATACTTTGAGTTGCTGGACAAGAATGCAAATTCATCACAAGCAAAATCAAAAGCCGATATGCTTTTAAAACTATATAATCGAGAAATGGAAACATTAGAACTGGATTGCCTCGGTGATGTGAGAGTAAGAGCTGGAAGTAGTTTTTACGGGCAAATAGAAGATATACAGTTGAATAAGCGGTTAATCGTAAAATCAGTTACTCATGATTTTATTCCTGTACACACTATGAAGTTGGAAGTGATGATATGATTAATGAAATAAAAACAATAGTACAAAACTACATCAATAACGCCAAATTAAGCAGGTTTCTAATAGGCACAGCTACAAGTGATGGCATCAAGGTGAGCGATAAGCTCACTATACCGAATGAGCTTATAGTAGGTAATCTCAAGAAAAGTCTGCTTGTTGGCCAAAAAGTGAGACTACTTCAAAACCATGGTGGACAGCAGTTTTTCATCTTGGAGGTGATCCAAGAATGATACCAAAATCAGTTCTAAGTACTGAATTTGTATTTGAAAACTCTACAGAGTTAAGTCGGACATACAAACTAATAGGCAATAAAATACAAGGCTTTACAGACGGACTAGATGCTCTTAAGCAAGCTATATATAAGGTACTAAATACCGAGAGGTATGAGTACCCGATATATAGCTTTTATTATGGCGTTGAGTTTGAGAATCTTATAGGCAAAGATAAGATGTATGTGGAGATTGAATTAAAGCGAAGAATAACTGAATGCCTGTTACGAGATGACCGTATATCAAGTGTAGATAATTTTATATTTGAAAGTAATGGAGATTCGTTATTATGTACTTTTGATGTTCATAGCATCTACGGGGATCTAACTGTTTCCCAGGAGGTGAACATATAAATGTTTGAGGATATGACATATGAGAATATCCTAAATGATATGCTCAGTCGAGTACCTTCAGATGTAGACAAAAGAGAAGGTTCTGTCATCTATGATGCTTTAGCACCAGCAGCTTATAAGTTAGCGGAGATGTATTTTCAACTCAAGAATTATGTTGACTTATTTTTTGCGGATACCGCTGTAGGTGAATACTTATCACGAAGAACTGCAGAACTAGGAGTAGAACGACAACAAGCTACAAAAGCAATACGAAAGATCATAACTACTGGACCAGCTAATGTTGGAACAAGATGGGGATTAGAAGATACAACATATATTATTACGGAAAAAATATCTGATACAGAGTACAAAGCTGAATGTCAACAATACGGTACTATAGGTAATAGATATACAGGTGCACTTGATAACATTGACAATGTGTCAAGAGTAAGTGCGGAGTTAACTGATATTCTTATTCCCGGACAAGATGAAGAGTCAGATGAAAGTTTAAGGCAGCGGTATTTTTCAACTCTCAGTAGTCAAGCTTTCGGGGGCAACATAACAGATTATGAACAAAAGACGAAAGCTCTCCCGGGAGTCGGTGGTGTAAAAGTTTATCCGGCCTGGAATGGCGGAGGGACTGTAAAGCTTGTAATAATAGATAGCGATTATAACAAGCCATCATCTGTGCTTGTAGATGAAGTACAAACTGCTATAGACCCGGAACAGAATCAAGGACTTGGATACGGATTAGCACCTATCGGTCATACGGTTACTGTCGTTGGTGTTGATGAAGTAACAATAGATATAGAAACAGAAATTACATTACAAAACGGATATACTTGGGAAGATGTAAAATCTGCAGTTGAAACAACTGTAAACGAATACCTGAAAGAGCTCCGCAGCGCTTGGGCTAACTCACCTTCCTTAGTGGTCCGTATCAGTCAGATCGAAGTAAGGATTTTAACTGTTGCCGGAATAATAGATATACAGAACACAAAGCTTAATGGCACACAACAAAACATAGAATGTAGACCTGATGAAATACCGGTACTTGGTGAGGTGACATCCGTATGATACAAATACAAGAATACTGGCCGCCTATTTTGCAAGATATTAAAGAGTTTCAGAGGATAGCGGAAATTGAAAATTCTGTTTTAGAAAAATTACGACAAGAAATAGAAAATATATTAGATGATCAATTCCTCGAAACTGCTACAGAACGAGGCATAGCTAGAAGGGAGAAAATACTCGAAATTACTCCTTTTGCAGATGATACGTTGGAGTCTAGACGATTTCGAGTACGAGGGCTTTGGAACGAAAAACTGCCTTATACATATAGGGTGCTATTAGAAAAACTCGAAAATCTATGCGGGAAAGACGGATATAAGGTGGAACTCAATACCCGAGAGTATACAATTTGCATAAAAATAGCGTTGACGGCTAAGCGTATGATTGATTCAGTGAAAGAAGTAACAAACAGAATGTTACCGGCGAACTTGGTAATAACCGTTGAACTATTATATCGACAACATCTTACACTGGGAAAATACACACATGAGTATTTAAAACAGTATACGCATCATCAATTAAGAGAAGAGGTGATTTTACTGTGAAATATACATCAAATTATAATTTAAAAAAGCCTGATGCAGAAGATTTTTACAACATTGATGACTTTAACGAAAATATGGATTTAATTGATGAGGCTATAGTAAATCATACACATTCTAATTACCTGACTATTGAAAGTGGTTTACAAAAAATTCAAAGTAAAATGAAAGCATCAAAAGTATATAAAGTTTTTGAGTTCAATGCTTCGGAAGGCTTTGGGTCTATTAGTTTTATAGTAAATGATTCATCGATGGGTCAATTTGGAATTGGTTGGTGGATGATTAACTTTGGTGCTAATACTGACGGAAATTATAGATTTGAAGCATTATTGATGGGTGGTACCGTTTCAACTGGCACCAAAACGAATTTTAGACTATACAAGAATAATAATATATACACTCTTTACGCTATAACAGGCGATGGTTATAACTATCAAAGTATATATCCTTTATATTTGGCTGGTAATTTTACTTTGGATAAATTGACTTTTACTTATATATCTGACGAATGGACCGAGCCAGCTACTGGTAGTAAAGTGTATGATACGGGTTCAGATGGCGCAAACATTTTAAAACATAATAGTCAAATTGTTGTGGCTGCTGCTGTTGAGGACCAGCCCATAATTAGATGTGCAAATAAATCTTATAAAGCAACTGATACTTTGGGTACAAGTGCACTTTCGTTAAGGTTTGCGGACCATGGGGCGAAAACTTTGGAAGTTGAGAAATATACGCATAATACATCAAGAACAAATATTTACTGTGAACAAGGATATAATACTGCAGTGAAGTGCGCTGATTTTAGTTACACCGGTGCCAATATTTATTACGGGGGCTTGCGGAAATTTTCAGTGGGAGCTACTAATGCTTCAATAGTTGGAAATACTGCAGGTTCTGGTAATATAGCTTTTTTTGATTTTTGTGATGCTAATGGTAATAGACAAGGATATGTTGGAAAAGCAGTAGCAGCAGACAATAATATTTACGTAGTAAGCGAGTTGGCTAATGGTGGTATAACTTTAGCGGGTAGTGGTACTGGAAACATAACGTTACAAGTGGGTTCTTCCGGAAAAGCCGTATTTAAAAACCTTACTGGAACATATGATATATGGCATGCCGGCAATTTAAAAGCTGCTACTGACAACAATACTATATTTGGAAATAATGCGACAATTTCAAACACTAGTGCTACAAATGAAATAGTTATTGGTGCAGGCGCATCTGGAAAAGGGAGTAATACAGCACACATAGGTAATAGTTCGGTGACTTCTATCTCATACGGTCCAGGAACTGGAACAATGTTTACTAACAGGTCGGACCGTCGACTTAAAGAAGATATACAAGAGGCGGATCTCTCAATTTGCTATGATGCTGTAAAGAAGCTACAGCTTCGTAGATTTAGGTACAAAGATTTTGTTGGGAACGAAAGGGATATACACCTAACTGGTTTTATTGCCGATGAATTTGAAAAAGTTTTCCCGAAAGCAGTTATTAAGAAAGATCAGAAATTTCCTATACTTGATGAGAATGGAGATCCAGTAGTTGATGAAGACGGCAAGCCGAAAATGGAAGAGATAAAGGATTGTGCTTCGATTGATATGTCCCAAGTTGTACCGACTTTGCTAGGTGCAGTACAGAAACTTATGGAAAAGGTTGAAACTTTAGAGGCTGAAATAGCTGCTCTAAAAACCTAAACTGTAACAATGAAAGGAAGCGGTAAGTAATGACAATTGAACTTGCACTTGTTATTTCAGGTATATCCCTTGCCTTCAGTATATGGCAAGGGATTTCTTCTATGCGAAGAAACAACAAGAAAGATGACAGAGAAGATGCGACACAGCTAACGACTGTAATTGTAAAACTGGAAAGCATCAGCAGCGGTGTTTTGGAAATCAAAAGTAAAATAAACAGTGTTGAAAACGACATCAAAGAATCAAGGGAAAAGATTATTAGGCTTGAAGAATCGGTGAAGCAGGCACACAAAAGAATTGAATTAATAGAAAATAAGAAAGGAGTATAGGTATGGATATTATAAAAAGAATAGCAAAATTGATTGATGTAAAAAGTATCATATCTCTTATTTCAGCAGTGATATTTGCCATACTGGCTATTCGTGGGGAACTTGGCGTTGATAACACGATGATACTGCTTACATTAGTTTTTCAGAGTTTTTTCTCATACCAAACCAACAAAAAGAAAGAAGAAGGTGAGTAGCAGTCAACTACCCCCGACTGAAGTCGGAGGCTTGCAACTAACCTAAGCGGTTGCCGCGTCTGGCTGGTTGACAGCAGCCCTGCGGATATTCTCCGCAGCCACGTTGTCGGCTGGCGCAG